GCATTCCGCTGCTGTACGGTGCCCTGTACCTGTACGGTAACTGGGATGCTTACGGCCATGTGAATGGCATTGTGGGCGCCCTGGTGGTTGAGGATGAGGGCGCGACGGATTCTGAAGGTAAGCAGGTGAACACCGGTGCTGATGTGAAGAAGAACCTTCTGGATGCGGGCACGTTTGATTGGCGTCAGGTGCAGACCCGCGCTGAGGCTGTTGAAGGCGTGGAGAACGGTACTTACGACTTTGCGATGGTGATTCCGAAGGATTTCTCCCGGAATCTGCAGAGTGCCGGTTCGTTCAAGCCTGATGCTGACGGCAAGACGGGCACTATTGATCCTCGTTCGGCGGGTATTGAGGTCATTACGAATGATGCCAATAACTATGTGCTGACGAATATTGTCACGAAGGCGGGCACTGCGGTGCGTGATTCGGTGGCGGAGAAGGGCGGTAACTCTACGGCGAATTCACTGTTGGCTAGCTTCACGACGATTCATTCGAAGATGGGTGAGGCTGCTGATGGTGCGTCGAAGGTGAATAATGGCACGGTGAAGCTGGCGGATGCGATTGTTCAGTTGAAGGATGGCACCGCCACGGTGAATGATGGTGCCGTGAAGCTGAAGGATGGTACTTCCTCCCTGGCTGATGGCCAGTCCCAGTTGTTGGATGGTCAGAAGCAGTTGGCGGAGGGCGCCGCGAAGCTTGCTGATGGTGTCTCGACTTTGGATTCGGGTGCATCGAAGCTGGATTCTGGTGCTGCGAAGCTTGCCGATGGTGCTTCGAGTTTGAAGGATGGTTCGTCGACTTTGGCTTCGGCTGCTGCGTCTGCTTCTGATGGTGCGGCGAAGTTGAAGGACGGTTCGGCGACTCTGGCTGAGGGTACTGCGAGCTTGAAGAGCGGTTCGGCCTCCGGTGCGGAGGGGGGTGGCGGGGGCGGTGACGCTCAGGTGTGCGGTGACGCTTGGGTGCACGGTAACGCTCAGGTGTACGGTGACGCTCGGGTGTGCGGTGACGCTCAGGTGTACGGTAACGCTCTGGTTAGATCTTATGCTGTAATTTCAGAACGGAAAATGATTTTTTTTGCCAGCAATGTTGGCTCAGAAAACGGTACACTAACTGTCTTTAATGGTAAAGACGGGCTAATTGTAACACGTGGCTGTTTTACTGGCACGGTTGATGAGTTTTTAGAGAAATCTGCCGAAGTGCATGATGATAAAACAAAATATGAATACAAATTGCTAATTGAAGTAGCAAAAAGTCGAATCTTAGGAGTTAAAGATGAATGAGATTAATGTGAGCATTCCTTATTCGTTTTTTAAAAATCTATTTGAAGATTCTTTTAAATACAATCTAATGCCAACAACTGATGAGCGAGCAGATGTATGTATTGAAAATGTTAAAAAGTATTGGGTTTTGCTTAATAGCGGAACTAGAAATGAGTTAATTCGGCTATCTAAGTGCTATATATCGCTAAATGGAGCGAGAAAATACAATGTGAAACATTGTCTCCAATGGGCTGAAAATAATCTTCACAAACAACACAAAACAAGCACGCAACGACCTTTGGTTGATGTTTTGCCAGTGGTAAACATGAGTAAGTAGGTGGATATGATTGCTTGGGCATTATTCGATAGTGGAAATGGTTGTTACACGCAGGCGGCTAAATTATTCAATGAAAGCAATAGTGATGCCATCGAGATATATCCAATCGGTATAGATATTGAAAATAAGAATGACCATTTTATTAATCTTAATTTAGCTGATTATAGTCGTATGTTTGGCGATAACAAACTATTCGATGAGCTTGATAAGCTACCTAAACCTGATCTGATTATAGCTAGTCCACCTTGTGAGAGTTGGTCGGTTGCAAGTGCAATGTGGGGAGGAAATGCAAGTTGGAAACAGGAAACTGGTGTAGTAAATCGTGAATTATCAAAATTTACGGTTAGAAGTCGTTCGGATTATGATTTACCGCATGTCCAATTTAAATATGACCGCTCTTTCCTAAACCGTATTAATGGTGAGCTTTGTATCTATAACACAATCGAGATTATCAAACGATATGAGCCTAAAGTTTATGTAATAGAAAATCCGGCAAGCAGCAAGATTTGGCATTATATAAATGATATTTTGAAAGCAGGTGGTTTTGATGAAGCTAATTAATTCAGAATTTCTCAAGATCATACAATAAAAGATCGAATATTCCACTTGAATTAATAGTGGATATATACAAAGCAGTAAATCAATATTTAATAAATCCAATAGGCGTTCCAAGTGATCGCCTTTTGTTTTAGGGAGAAATAAAATGAAAGAATTTAACTTAGATTCTCAAAAATGGCTTGATTTCATGAAGAGTATGATGGAGTAAGTATGAGTGAGAAAGTTTATGAGTTTAAAACTGTTATAGATTTTTTACAGCTAACAGAAGAAGAATTTAAACGTTTTTTACCTGATTTTATTCATTGGTTTTCTTTACGTAAAAAACTCCAAGCAGAACAAGCTGCGCTCAATGATGTATTTGGAGGTCGTTTAAAAATCACTCCAGATCCTGTTATTAAATGGATAGACGATGGAAAAGCCGGAGAAGTAAATTACACTGTAACGATTAAACAAATCGGAGAGCGAGAATGAAAGCCTTTACAGAATGGTTAATTTATTTATTAACAGGAGCGTATGTTATTGCAATAGCTGGAGCTGGAGTAGGATTATTTCTTGGCGTGGTGTGGAAGATTATCAAATTGGTGGTGTGATATGAAAGAAAAAGAATTAATTGGGAAAATCGCTCAATGGGCGAAAGATAGAAACCTTATTTTAGGCTCTACTCCACAAAAACAATTTATCAAGCTAATGGAAGAATTTGGCGAGCTTTGTGCCGGTATCGCACGAAACGACAAAGAGAAAATCAAAGATAGTATTGGTGATTGTGGTGTGGTTTTAATTATTCTCAATGAGCAATGCCATATTGAGAATAATTTGATTTTTACTTGGAAATTTCAAATTAAAACACCTGAAAATCAGATTAAATACACTATGCGCAGCTTGAATGATTTGTCTTGGTTGATTGCTAACGGCAATGGTTGTAAGTACGTTTTAGATGACCTTACTTTTGAGATTGGCATTTACGCTCACTATTACGGATTTACTATGCTTGAGTGCTTGGAACACGCTTACGAGCAGATAAAAGACCGTAAAGGGAAAATGATTGACGGAGTTTTCGTTAAGGAAGAAGATTTGAATAAGGAGTAAATATGACAGCACCATCTTTAGCCTATCAAGATGCAATGAATGGGATTGCTATTTTATATGACGAATTAGCTTATGCGGAAAATGAGTTAGATAAATTAAAAAATCCATGGATTAAATGTTCGGAGCGTATGCCTGAATTAGATGACGATGGTCGTAGTGAAATGGTACTTGTTGTTGGAAAAAAGAAAATTATCCAACAGAATTTTTTAGTAGATGATGAATGGGTATTCCCTATGGATATAACTCATTGGATGCCTCTTCAAGAATTACCAAAGGAGTAAGTATGAGTGAATGGATTAAATGTAGCGAGCGAATGCCTGAGTTAGACGATGATGGTTATAGCTACCCAGTGCTATTGTTCGGGAAAAGAAATCATGTAGAGTCGTATAAGCAATTTGTAGGTTATCTAGATAGTAATGGAGTGTTTTATTTTGACGCAGAATTTGATTGCGTTCCGTGCTGCATGGTTAAATACTGGATGCCTTTGCCTAGACAGCCAAATAATAAAACATTGACAAGAATAGTTAATAAATTAAAGGCATTGCAATCAAATTCTGATATAGAGGCAGCGCATAACCAAGCGGATAAAATCCTATGTGATCTATTAAATTCGCTAGGTTATGATGATGTAGTCAAGGAATTTGAAAACTTAGAAAAATGGTATGCGTAAAGCATAGAAAATTTATAACCGCTCTTATGGGCGGTTTTTTATTGGAGAGAATATGGGAAGAGAATTTTTTGACGAATACTGCAGCCCAGAATTATTAGCTTTAATAACTGGATATGTTTGCCCTAAATATCAGATGAAAAGCTTGAATGAATTCGGAATTCCTTTTCTTCATCCAAAAGGAAATAGAAAGTTCCCACTTGTGTTACGATCTGACGGTGACAAGATTTTGAAGGGTGAGAAAGTGCAGCAGGTGACCCAAATAAAGGAAAGAAGGCGGTCTGCAGTATTAAGTTAGTAAGGGGGGATATTATGGCACGTCCAAGAAAACGAATTAATCAAGGATTGCCACAAGGCTTAGTATGCCGTAATCGAAAAAGAGCAGATGGATCAATCGTGGTATATTACTACTACACGATGGCCGATAAAAAAGAAGTTGCTTTAGGAAAAGATAAGCACATTGCTATTCTGGAAGCGGCAAAGCTGAATATGCAGTATCTGACGAAAAAAGATAATATCCTTTTTATTGAAGTGCTTGAGCGATATGAAAAAGAAGTTGTGCCGCTTAAAAAAGCGAAGAATACTAGAAACTCAAACATTCAGGCTATAAAGAAATTACGCCAATACTTCCAAGATCCACCGTTTACCCTTGATGAAATAGAGCCTATACACATTCGTGAATATTTAGATTGGAGAAAAGACGTTAAACCAACCGCAAATATCGAAGTTGGGTTATTTGGCCACATTTGGAGCATGGCGAGGGAATGGGGTTACACTGAAAAGATCAGCCCATCTACAGGGGTTAAAAAATTCAAAGTGAATTATCGTGATGTGTACATTGAAGATTATATTCTAGATAAAATCTACGACTGCGCAACAGGGGATATGAAGGATATTATGGATGTGATGTATTTAACCGGACAACGTCCAATAGACGTGGTTAAAATCCATAGTTCTCATATTTACAACGATTTACTGCATATTACACAGCAAAAAACAGGTAAACGTGTTGCTATTAAAGTTATAGGTAAACTAAAAGAGATTATCGACAAGAGGATCACTGAAGAAAATCAGTTTCTGTTTACGAATAAATGGGGGCGAAAACTAGAGCGGAGATCGCTTACAGATTATTTCAAAGACACCCGTAATGCGGCATCAAGAAAATATAAAGAGCTAGCCGAAGAGATCAACCAAGTGCAACTGAGAGATCTTCGCGCGAAAGCAGCAACAGACCTTTCATTAATGATTGATGATGAACGAGCAAGAAAACAACTTGGCCATACTTCTGCACGTACCACTCAACATTACATCAGAAAAGAAAAACCACTCAATCCAACCAAATAAAAAAGGCTCTTCACATGAAGGGCCTTTTTTGTCACAAATCACGTTCCGAAACGTTTTTAAAACTCATTGATTTTATTAATCTTTAAAACCTAAAAATAAGAAAAGGTTTCGGAATTAAAATTGACTTTAGATAGCGTAAATACTGGATTATGCTCTTTTGAAGTCAATGTGAACCAATTTTGGTTTGAATGGGTGACGTTGCATTGCTTGAACTTTCACTGCAACTTCTTTACCTTCAACCACCAAAGTGATTACATCGCTATAGAAAGAATCGTGAGCTTGTGCGTTGTTTAATTCATCGTGATTTAAGATGATTGAAACAGGTGCTTCGCTGCCACCATAAATGATTGCAGGGATTTGACCGTTGTGACGCAGGCGGCGGCTCGCACCCTTACCTTGCGCTTGACGAACTTCAGCGTTAAATTTAAATGCCATTTTAATGTTCTCTTGATTAAAAGTTTAAAATAAAAAATTGCAGGCGACCCAGCAATTTTCCTAAATTTGCTCAAAGACAAACTTTGAGAGCGACGGATTATAAAATATTCAGTCCCACAATGCAAATTTACACAGCAATTTTTTTCTAGGCTTTTCAAGGCAAAGCGATTAAAATAAGCCCCAATTTTTAATTAATTTTAACTAACTGATTGTAAGTGGGTTTCAAATGGAATTTCTTATCAGCTTTTTTACCGATTACGGTTATTGGGCGGTGCTATTTGTTCTTATTATTTGTGGCTTTGGTGTACCCATTCCAGAAGATATCACGCTCGTATCCGGTGGCGTAATTGCTGGTCTTTATCCTGAAAGTGTCAATTCCCATTTAATGTTATTAGTCAGCATGATCGGTGTACTTGCTGGTGACTCTTGTATGTATTGGCTTGGTCGCATTTACGGCACCCGAATTCTTCGTTTCCGCCCAATGCGCAAAGTGCTCACCTTACAACGCTTAAAAATGGTGCGTGAAAAATTTGCCCAATACGGCAACCGTGTTTTATTTGTGGCTCGTTTCCTTCCAGGATTACGCGCGCCAATTTACATGGTGTCAGGCATTACCCGCCGCGTCAGTTACACACGCTTTGTATTAATTGATTTCTGTGCGGCTATTATTTCCGTACCAATTTGGGTTTATCTTGGCGAATTTGGCGCAAGAAACTTAGATTGGTTACACGAACAAATTCAAAAAGGTCAGCTTGTGATTTATATCCTTGTTGGCGCATTAGCGATTTTCTTATTCTGGAAATGGAAAAAAGCAAAGAAATCTAAACTTTTACCTAAAAAAAGTGCCTCAATGCCCTTTTTTTTACTGATAATGCAGAAAAATTAGTACTTTTGCAGAAATTTAACGCGTATCAAACAATGATATTATCAATGACAGGTTACGGCAAATCGATCGTTACCTACAATGAAAAGAAAATTAATGTAGAAATTAAATCA